CTATACTTGACAAAACGAATTGAGGCTGAGCCATGCTGGAAAATATTACAAAGCACCCTGAAGCAGCGCTGATGGAAAATGAAATCCGGAAGATTCGAGTCTGCATCAAAGGTTCGCCATTTGTAAAAGCTGAGCGCGAAAAGTTACTGCCTCACCCGTCATCATTAGACAGCTCAAGCCAGCAAGCGAAGATTCGCTATAGCCAGTATATTGACGGCGCAGAGTTTGACGAAATCCCAGGGCAGACGCTCAAGTCATTAGTTGGCAAATTAAACCCTAACGCAGCAGATGTTGAACTGCCTGACCGATTATCGTATTTGGAAGAAGACGCAGACGGTGACGGATTATCTTTGCGCTCTGCCATGTCTGAATCAATAGCTAATGCATTGGCTGTGAAGTGGCACGTTTTAGTCTCTGATTATCGCGGATTGTCTGACCTGCCATTAACCGAGCTGTCTATGGCGGATGCTGCGCAGTTAAGCCCGCGTGCAACTATCAAACAATACCCACGCGAGAACGTCATCTATTGGCACTTTGAGCGCATTAACGGCAAGATGCAGCTGTCGTACATTATGCTGCTTGAGATTGGATTGAAGTTTGACCCATACAAGATGCTTAGTAACCGCATCGAGTCTTACTTGATTCTCGCGCTTGATGAAGAAGGTAATTATTACCAGCAGAAAATTGTTAAAAGCGAAGGCGGGATGGCAATTGGCGAGCGGTCTTATGTCACAGTAAAAAACCAGCCGCTTAAATGGTTGCCTGTGCAAATCCTGTCAGATGAGCCATTCCAATCTGGTTCAATGCCGCTAGAGCTTGGCTATCTCGCGCCAATCTGTGACCTGTCATTAAACCGGTATCAGGTCAGCGCAGAGTACAAAGAAGCTATGCGGATGCTACCGCCTACGACTAACTTTTACGGCATCGGCAGGTCTGATTGGGATCAGTTTAAGGAAGTAAACGAGCGGGATTACATAGCAACAGGGGCTGGCGCTGTAAACGTATTTTCCGGTGAGGCTCGCGGCGAAATCCTTGCTGCCAATATCAGCTTGGAAGGGTATGAGCGATATTTCAAAGACAATGAAGCAAAGATTCGTGCGCTAGGCGGCTCATTCCCAACCAAGGCATCTGCTGACAAAACAGCAACAGAGGCGAATATTGATTCTGCAGAGCAAACCAGCCGGCTGATTACCCTGGCGAATTGCGTAGAAGAGGCATTCGAGCGGGCGATTCTGTATTGCGGCATGTTTGAGGGTTTGTGGTCTCAAGATGCCGTTGAGCAAAACGAGCAGGTTGTGATTGCACTAACTAAAGACTTCAGCGCAACCAAGTTGACACCGCAGGAAGTTCAGCAAGTGTTGGCTGCTCAGATGCAAGGCACCATTGACCGCGAGGAAGCCATTAAGATTCTTTCACAAGGCGGTTGGACTGTTAGCACGGCTGAAGACCTGCTAACGCGCTCTGATGGCGGAGATTTGATTAGTAACGCGTAACCGTTTAAACTACAAAAGTGCAGGCGGTGCCTGTGCTTGGATGAAACAAAACAGAGGGTTGTACCTGATGGCTTTAGCAAAAGATATTTACGAGTCTTTACCTGATGTGGTGAAGGCGGATTACACAGAGCACGAAGGTGCATATGTGCCTGTTGGTGAACTGAAGGCGCAGAAGTTAAAAAGCTCGCTGAATGACTTAGACGGCAAGTTTAAAGAAACGACCGGCAAACTCAGTGAGTACGAAAAGCGCCAATCTGAATTAACAGCAGAAGCTGAGCGCAAGGCGCTTGAGAAGCTGAAGTCAGAAGGCAAGGTCGATGAGATTATCGCTGACGCTGAGCGCCGTATTGGCGAAACACAGCGGCAGTATGAAGAGCGGTTAAATAAACTGGTTGGCACGATTAAGACTGAGAAGCGGTCAAATATCGTTGCAGCACTGGCTGCAGAATTAGCCACAGAAACCGGCAGTAAAGCATTCCAGAAACTGGTTGCGTCGCGTATTGACGTTGATGCAGAAACCGGCAAGGTAACAGTTTTAAACGATGATGGCAGTGCCTCATCTTTAGATTTGGCGGGATTGAAAGCAGAGCTTGGCAATGATCCAAGTTATGCGCCGCTGTTAAAATCAGGCGTTGTAACCTTCGGTGGTGGCAACGCTAACGGCTCGCAAGGTGGCAGTGCCTCATTCGGAGCTGGCAAATTTGGCGGAAACCGAGAGGAACGCCGACAGGCCATTAAGGCAAAATTTAAACTACCAGAATGAGGTAAGACATCATGGCATTATCACAAATGCAGGTTTTTAACGAATACATCATGCCGGCAACTATCGAAACGCTTGGTCAGATGATTCAAAAGTTCAACGCAGCTTCAAATGGCTCAATCCGCCTGACCACTGGCGGTTTTGATGGTGATTTCCTGCAAGAGTCTTTCTTTGCTGGCATTCATGCCGCACAACGCCGCGTAAACCGTTACGCCGCCCAAGCCTCTGCAACACCAACCGACCTGACTCAATTACGTTTCAGTGCCGTAAAAGTTGCTGGCGGTTTCGGCCCAATCCGTTTTGAGCCATCACAGTTGACTTGGTTAAACAAGCCAACATCTGAAGGCATCGAAGTGGCAAGCCGCAACTTTGCCGAAGCGCTGTTAGCTGACCAGTTAAACACTGCAATCTTGGCTTTGCGTGCTGCATTAGGCGGTCAAGCTGCATTGGTTCAAGATAACTCTGCAACTGCCGGCATCAACCAAGTTGGCTTGAACCAGTCACACGCTAAGTTTGGCGACCGCTCAGGCAATTTAGTTGCTACGGTTATCAATGGCGCTGCTTACCACAAGCTGATTGGCGACAACCTGACCAACGCGCCGCAATTGTTCCAAGCTCAAAACGTGCGCGTTGTTGATATTCTTGGCAAGCCAATGATCGTTACAGATGCGCCTGCATTGCGTGTGGCTGGCACTCCTAACAAGCTGTATGCAATGAGCTTGGTTGAAGGTGCAGCGACTGTTATTGATGCTGGTGACGTTATCAGCAATATCGAAACAAGCAATGGTCAGACTCGCATCGAAACCACTATGCAGGTTGATTATTCATTCGGTCTTGCACTGAAAGGCTTCACTTGGGACGAAACCAACGGCGGCAAGTCTCCATCTGATGCTGCATTAGGCACTGCGACCAACTGGGACAAAGTGGTCACAGATAACAAGATGATGGCTGGCGTTATGTTAATCGGTGACGAAGCCAAAGCGTAATAATTAGCGGGGTTCGCCCCGCTTTCTTTCTGAGGTTGATATGAAACCAGTGTATTTGCCAATGCCGGTTAGTTTTGAAGAAAAGCGCGAGTGGAATAAGAAAGGTTATCAGGTGTTAGATGTAGCTTATGCTCCTGATGATTACGTGCCGCCAGAAGACGGCGAAGATTCCAACAGCAAGCAGAAACCAAAGAAGCCGCCTTTATAGCGGCTTTTTTATTTGCCGGTTGTGCGCTAAACTGTTTAAAATTTGAGGGCGCATCATGGCTATAACATCACTCGATCAACTCATTGCAGCACCAAAGCAGATTGTCGGATATTTAAAAACAGGCTCGCGCACTACAATAGCAGCAATGCCGTTTTCTGTTTTTGATGTATCTGGGACACCATCCGGCACTATGGCAGTCGGCAACACTGCTAATGGCATCGTGCCGACAGATGCGGTCGCGGGCTATCCGGTTATCAACGCTTTCGCTGGCGGTGCGACTGGCTGCTTGTCGGAGGTTACATTCGGCTCATCAGTCGCTTCTCGCATCGGTCTTTATGATTGCCTGTTTAGTGCAGGCGCTTACGCATTTAACGCATCAACAACGCTTGCATCGCAGCCAAGCTATGCTGGCAGGGTGCCAGCTTCTGATTATAACGGTCTTGAAATCTGGTTTGAGGCTGCGACGGCGTTTACAGGTAACTTAAACCTAACTGTCACCTACACAAATCAAGATGGGACGACAGGCAGGACAACAGGCGCTTTCACTCCAGGCATTGCGCCGACGATTGGCCGGATGTTTTTATTGCCGCTTCAATCAGGCGATACCGGCGTGCAAAAGATTGAATCAGTAACAAGCGCAACAGCAACCGCCGGAACTTTCAACATCCATGTCATGCGCCGTTTGTGGCAAGGTCGAGTCAGAAGCAACAACGATGGCGATGCACATGATTTTCTAAAAACCGGCATGCCGCAAGTTTATGCAGACTCTGCATTCAGGTTTATTGTTTACGCTGACTCAACAGCAAGCGGGACGATTGAAGTTCAGTTTGAAATAGCGAACGGCTAACATGAAAAGCCTTTTCAGGCAGATGCCGACAGGGCGGTTGCAGGTTTCGGATTTACTGAAACCTGCAAACTCACGATTTATTGCCGATGACTTCTTTGAGGCTGAAGGTGGCAGCTCTGTTTCTTCCTCTGTTTCTTTAGATATTGGCGGATTCTCATTTGTCGTAGAGTCATCAAGTGTGCCGCCGGCAGTTATCGCTGTATTATCGCTAGATATTGGCGCGTTTAACTTTTTCGCCAGCGCATCAAATTCACCGCCAATAATCGATGCAACTATTGGATTTGAGTTAGGCAGTTTTGGTTTTTCCATTGGCGCAAGTGTAGCCAGCTCAATAAAATCAGCTTCAGCATCTTTCGACATTGGTAGCTTTGCTTTCTCTATTGCCAGCAGCAATACCGCGCAAACTACAGTAACATCTGCGATTTTTGATATTGGCTCTTTCGGCTTCTCTATCATAGCTGGTGAAATTGCCGATGAAACTAATGAAGGCAGCAAAATTGCATTCACTGAATCACCTAGAGTCATCAGCTTTCAAGAGCTGCCGGCAACAATTACATTTGCCGAAAAATCACGTACAATTAGCTTTAATGAACTATCGCGCACGATCCGATTCATTGAAGATTCGCGCACAATTAGATTTGAGGGTTTAGCATGAATATAGCCTTGAGAAATAAGGTGCTTGATGATTTCGGCGTGGCGATAGGAACAGGCACGCTGACCCACTACAGCGGCACTCCGCCTGTCAGCGATGATGCGCCATTGTCTGGCAACACGGCTTTAGCTGTTCATGATGGCACTGGCTTTGAGCCTGCGGATAGTGGAAGCATGGTTGCAAACGACATTGCTCCAGCAACGACACTGGCAAGCGGTAGAGCCACGTTTTCCAGATGGGTTAAAGGCTCTTATGTTCAGCAGCTGACCATTGGAATTGAAGGTTCCGGCGCTCAAGTTATCGTGGCGAAGAAAGGCGTAACGCCGGCAATCACAGACCTCGATTTTGTAATTGATGGAGAGTCAGCCATATCATCAGTTACCATCACAAAGGGGGCGTAACATGCGTTTTCCCCGCAATGCGAAGGTTGGCAAGATTGACGTATACGAGGTGCAGATTGACGCTGATTGGCTCGGCATGGAAACGATTGCCAGCTGTCCGGTTGCTGCGTCAAATGGCAATGTAACTATCGGCACTGTGACCATTAGCGGCAACAGCGTATTCTTTATGGTAACTGGCGTTGCGGTTGGCAGTGTTGAGCTGACGTTTAGCATTACAACAAGCGGCGGGCGCACAGACTGCAAACACGGCACAATCGTTACGGAGGAATGCTGATGGCTTTAATTACGCAAACAAGTATCAATGTTAAAGGCGCGGTCGATTTACCTGTCACCACACTGACCGGCACTGATAGCTTTGTTTTTCAGCCTGACGGGAATCAATTCCTGGTTATTGAAAACGGCACCGGCTCAGCAAAGACGCCTAAAGTAACCGGATCAACTGCGCCGGCTAATTTCTTCATTCGTGGTTATGGTTATGCAGACCTGTCTGGCGGTTTAACGTTCGCTGGAGTAGCTAACGGTGCTTCAGTGGCTATCCCGCTGCATTCTATCAGGGAATGGCTTAAAGGCTCTGTAACGCTCACTGGCTGCGCTGGATGCAAAGCGTACATCGTCACGCATACATCAGTACCAAACGCTGAGCCATTATTCATTCAGGCTGGGCGCTTAATTGCATCCGGCAAGTTAACGGTTAATTCAAGATTGTGGGGTTAATATGAGTATTGAAAAATTAGTTGCCGGCGTTGATGTTAATGATGCTGCTGCATCAACCGGCGAAGAGGTCGCTACGGCGGTTAACTCGTTAATAGGCACGGCGTTTTCTGGTGCTGGTGTCATTCCAGTTGACCTGCATTATGGTGCGCTGATGGGTATTGGCCCAAGAACTGGCGAGCTTTTTTCTGACTCTGCAGTTTTTACACTTGCATCATCAGTGGCGGTTGGTGCAAAAACACTGACGCTGACTAACGCATCATCTGGGATTGTGAATAATCAGCTGATCGCAATTAAGCACGCCGGCGGTTACAGCACGCATTTTGTAACATCAGTGTCAGGCGCAAACATTGGGTTTTCGCCTGCTTTGGATTATGCGGTTACTGATTTAGCATCAGCTGTGTCAACCTTCTACAAAGACCAATACCATCCAACGACTTACGGCTACCGCGCATTAGCTGACTATTGTGTCAAAAACCTGCCGAAAAAGATGATTGCTGTAAGTCAGTTTTATCTGAACAAAAACTCGGCATCATCAACAATTACAACAGACTCAACCAATGGCGCACTGAATATGGGCAGCTCTGTTGTGCCTGCCAAATCTGTCACAACCAGCACTGTTGCCACGCAGGGCGCTTTTTACACGGGCAAAATACGCGAGGCTGGCGATTTTATCGCTAAGCTCGAAACGTATTCAGCGGTTGACGTTTCTGTATTTGTTTCAATTGACGGGAACGCATCTTATGAATACCTGATCGAGTCTGGCTATGCCGGCATGACTGAGATCCGCTTTAGCCTTAAAGAGCCATACCAGACTGTGACAATCAGGGTTTGTGCGGTCGGTACATCTGTAACTGTTAACGTCGCTGAAGTCGTAGATATTTACCTTGTTGTCGGTGATGTTGGCGGGCTTGATTATGGCAAGCACTGCCTGCTTGGCGACTCTTGGTTTGCTCAGGTTGGTTTTGCTGAGCGTTTAGCTGAACTGCTGCCAAATGCAACTATTGTCAATAAAGGTGTCGGCGGCAGAAAGGCTGCTGACGTATTGGCGGCATTCTCCACGGATGTTACTGAGCGCTATGATTTCATCTGGTGCATCTGCGGAACTAACGATTATGTTGCAGGCACAACTCAAGCGGCATACTCAAACGCAACGACGCGCATTAAAGGGCTGGCAGTTGGCTCAGCAGATAAATTTATCATGCTTGGCTCCTCTGTTGGCTCTGCTGATACGTCTGCAACTGAGTTCAATTTATCCAGGCAGTACGCAAAACTGACTGAATACGCAGACCAGCTGCGGCTAACTGAGCATGTACTGTCAATTCCGGCTACTACTGTTGCAGCCGGCGCAAATCAGGTGCTTGCCAATATCGGTTATTTTGACCCAGTGTTTACAATCACCGGATTTTACTGCTTGGGTGCTGGCTTATCGATGCGGCACAAGTCTACAATAGGTGGTAGTGGCTCGCAGATTCTAACGATGGGCGACAACGCATTGAGCACGACAAAAACATCGTACAATATCGGCGCTGCACGAATGGTTGATGTTTACGCAAACAATGCAAGTGGATCGCCAATCACATACAGCGGTTACATCACTTACTTAAGATAAGGACTTAAAAATGTCAAACAGCAAACAAAAACCGAAAGGCAAAACCGGTGGAAAGCCGGTTAAGAAATAATGGATATTGACCATTTAAAGATTGCCGCACTTGTTGCGGCTTTTTTCGTTAACTGGCGGTGCTTGGTGGCGGCTGTGATTTGGCTGGCTGATGTTGGCATTTACGAGTCAACAGAAACTGGAATTCAGCTGTCATTCTGGCTGATTATCCTTTACTGCCTGCCAGCGCTATTAAATATCAAGTTTCCGTATAAAGTTCATCAGGCATTTATTTTGCTTGCGTTGATAAACTGGCTGGCATTAATCGACTATAGTTTTTCCAATTACGAAACAATCTTTTATCTGTGTTATCCTTGGCTTATCCACGGAATTGATATTTGGATTATCTGGCAATTTTTGAGCAGCGGAGGCAGTCAGGATGTTGGAGCTTTTGCCAGATGGCTGTATGGACGTGCTCAGTATTTTATTTTCTCTTGGTCTTATCGTATACTGTGGCTATCGCGTTTTTATAGGTAATCCAAAAGATGAGCAACGACATATTGCATCAATTCGGAAGGATGATTGCGGAGAATGATGCAACAGGCGTGCTTGGCAAGGCAACCGCAATTGTTTGCAACCTTGGCATCGCATTCTGGATATGGCTTGGCACAGTTAATGACTCATTTCTGCGAGTATTTGACCCAGCAACGTGGACATTGCAGGACTACGCCAGTTTCGCATCACTAATCGCCATGATCATGTACTTCATCAAAAACTTTTCAGACTGGCGCATGAATAAGCGCAAAGAAGCAAGAGAGCTTAAAGCTGAACTGGAGGCTCAAAATGCCGACCTTGGGAACTGATTCATACGTTACATCTACAGATTACGAAGCATACGCCACTGCTCGCGGCATCAATGCCGACCTGACCAATTTGGATGCGGATTTAATCAAGTCTGCTGATTTCATCGACACCTACTACAATTTCAAGGGTCAGCCGGTTTCTGACACTCAGGAAATGAAACTGCCAACCGACCAAGTGACCATTGCCGCCATCAAGAAGGCTGCGCTAAAAGCCGTTGAGATGCAGCAGGCAGGATTATTAACTTTGGACCTCGCATCTGTATCGGCTGGCGTAGTTAAGCGCATCATGACCAAGGTCGATGTGCTAGAAAAAGAAATCGAATATCAAGACGGAAGCCAACCGACCAGCAAGCCTCGAACGCCTGAGCTTGACCGGTTGCTGCGTCCGTTTGTTGTCGGCGGCGTTGGCTTGGTGCGCGTATGAGCTTTGACTATCTAGACGCACAACTAACAGCCGACCAGCTTATTGCTGAATTTGGCGCTACTGTTACGCTTTCCACTCAGGCTGGCGCATCATTCGACCCAATCACCGGAGCACCTGTTACGCCATCATCACCAGTCAATATCACTGGAACTGGCGTTAAAATACCGTACAAGGTTGGCGAGATTGATGGCACTGTCATTATTATGGGTGACTGCCAGCTACTACTGTCAACCCGACAAACCCCGCTAATCGGAATGGTTACAACGCTAGGCGGCGAATTGTGGCGAGTTGTACAAGCCAATAAAAGCGACTACGACACAAGCACTATTGTTCTCTGGACTTTGCAGATGAGGCGCTAATGAGCCTAACAACCGACCTGCAGAGAATCGCACAGCGCAACAAAGCCAAAATGGTTAAGGGTGCG